AAAAAATATCAGCTGAGGTTGGCAGGGCAGCTGCTTGACCTGATGCAATGTATTGCAGGGTACCGAAAGGACGGGTTGCGTCAGTTGTAGTGACAGGTGCAGGGCCAGCTAAAAACCCGGTGGGCTTCTTAGTACCGTTGCCAGTAATAAAAGAGGCCCCTTCGCCTTGCGCAATCGCTTCAGCCGCTGAGCTTACTAACCAGCTTTCGACGTCGAAAAATAGATCATCTAAAGACTCTTCAGAGGCTTGTGGTTTGGCAGATGCCATACCAAAAGTTGGCGCAACCTCTGCAAGGTCTGGAGTATTAGTTTGGTTACGTGTATCAGTTTCACCCACCCACTCGAAACCAGCCCCGTTAATATCAAAAAGCTCTTTATAGTCTGAGGATCCAACAGTACGCACAGTAGCGATTTGGCGGATAGGGCTAATGTCAACAGACAAGCGAGCAATAGCGCGTTCTATCACTTCAGGCAGTGCGTATCCCCCGGCAGATGGAGTATTGGTAACGGTTTGTGTAGAGCGGGTTTCCAAGCTCTTATTACGAGCCTCTAAAGCTTTGTAAGCAGACGCTGCTTTCTGCTGACGCTCATAATCGCCAGGGGCGCGTACCCAGTCAAAAAAAGCATTACGGTATTCTGCCGCCTCAGTAGATTCACCTACTTCTTTGGATGCAGAAAGCCCAGGGCGGGCTAATTTAGTTTCGAGAGATTCCAGTTTTGATTTTGCTTCTCCAAGGCCGTCCATTACTGTATCAATCTTGGCCAATTTAGCCTCAAAATCAGAGGTAACATTGCCTTGTTTAATGGCTTCAATCCGAGCATCATTCACTTTTTTATACTCTTCAAAAGCGCTTGCAATACCATTTACTAGATCTTTAATTTCGGTAGTCATATAAATCCTTTAGACGAAAAAAAACCGCCCTAAGGCGGCTTGCTGGGTGATTAGAACTATTTAAGTAAAGTATGCAGCCTGTTAAGTGCTGCCCTTAATTCGGCGGCTGAATCGGCAGAATCACTCCGCGAATCACCCATCCGCATGACGCGCGACACAAAGGCCGTAGCGTCTGACCTGCTAAACCCTGCATCACGCAGGATTCTTTCGGCATCTTTTGGTGCAAAAACATCAGCAATAGATTTCACTTGAGTAACCCTTGCTTTACTATTTGCGGGGAAAGTCACTAAAGACACCTCCCAAAGCTCAATCTCTGTAAGAGTACGGATATCAGTGTCTTTTTCGTATGCCCATTGCTTGGACACAAACCCAATAGACATTCCGGTAATCGCGCCCATTTTTAAAAGCGAATAAGCTTCCTGGCCTTTGGTTACATCGGTGGCTAAACGGCCTTTTAGATATAGGCCTTTATCATCTTCTGCAAAGTCAGTCCATACCCCAATAGGCTGTGTCTCATCATGTTGCCAAAGCAAGGATGGCATGGTTTTATTAGCCTTGTGATCGGCAATCGTAAGAGCAAAAGCGCCTTTCACGATCACGTCATCATAGCTATCACGCACGTTAAAAACGGAGCCGTATCCTTCCACGATCCCATGCTCAGAGGCTTTTACCTCAAAATTAAAAGCACGTCTTTCTAAAACGGACGGGGCCTCTTTAAACATTAACTGGCTCATTTTGTTGACCTTGTAACATATTCATAGGAGTAAGTGGTTCATCTAGGCCGGGTAAAGGATCTTTGCCTTCTTCATCGCGTAATTCGTTACGTGTATAAATACCCAGCTCAGCCATTGTTCTGGCCCACTGGGCCCTATCGGCCATACTGCCCGCCGTTAAATAGCGGGTATCGAACTGGGCATAAAGGGGGCCGCTCCCGTCTAATAGCATTTCATCCATGCACTGCGTCCAGGCTTTGTGCCAGGGAGCTAGAGAGTGTTTAACGTGTGCGGAGAAAAAAGCTTCTGAACTTGCAAAAGTCGCGGACTTGTCGCTATGCCCAACCATGATTGGGAAAACACCATAATTTCTACAGATTTCTTCTATCTGCAATCTTCTGGTTTCTACGTGCTGCGCATCAACGCCGGTTTGAGACATACTCAACCATTTTGCTGACCTGTCGAGGATTAAGGGAGCTCCGGCGTTTTCTGCCCCTGCATAGTTTTTCTTAATAAAAGCGGATAGCCTAGTGTGCTGTTCTTCGTTGAGAGAACCTTCCACCGAGTAAGTACCGCTCGCACGTAACCCGTTTTTATGCATGGCCGCTTGGCTTTTTTCGGTTGTGATTGCCAGACCTATAGCCGATGCCGCAAGATGTACGGCGTTCATGTGTTTTATCCAGTCCCACTGCAGGCCATTGAGAATAAAAACATCTTCACGCGGAAATTCGCCGATCAACCCAAACTCATCTCGGCATCTATACCAAAGATCGTATCTGGATTTACGGATCACCTCCCAATTGCCAGGGGGAACGGGGATTAGTTCCCTCACTCTCCTGTTATCGCCACGGACTTTTATGGACAAACCGGCGCCCGTTAAAGCAGCGTGAAGCGTCATTTGCCTTCGCCACTCAAAAGAGGTTTGCCATTCATTGGGCCGTCTGGCTAATAATCGGTATTCGGGAATGTTTGTGGCTTTTTGCCGGGCCCCTGTATCGAGCTCTCGGTAAATATGTAAATCAGGGGTCGCACAACCGTCTGCTATGGCTTTGACACAAGCAAGGACTGTAGTGACTTGTAAAGCGGTATTTGCGTTTACGACCGCATCACCAATGCGAGCGCCTCCATCAATCAAATCTGCTATCTGGTCATACGTTAATTCTTTTGCCTTGCGCGAAAACAGATTCTTAAAAATACTCACTTGTTTCCCAAAATGATTTTTCACCAGCACCGGATGCATTGACCAGCCCCGCTGCCATCACTGCAGCTACGGCCAAGTCGATTCGACCCGTAGCCTTGTCTTTAGATAGTTTTCTATTCTCAGCGCCGTCTTGCTCGATTACGGCATTGCTCATACACCAGTCCAATACTTTGTGGCCCGCGTGTACTATCTCGCCATTTAGTAACATGCGCTCAAACGTTTCTATGGCCGGGCTAAAGTCTTTGTAACCCTGGCCGACTGGCTTCATCTCTGGCAGGGATATACCCTCGTCGCTAGCCATTCTGAGTAAATCTTCGATACGCCAGCGGTCATAACCGACTAGGAGCACATCAAAAAACTCACACATTGCGGATAGTTTTTGCAAAACATTGCGCTTACTAATGGCCCGTCCGGGTGTGGTATCTAGATAACCTTCAGCTTTCCAGCGTACGTAAGGGACTCTGTCTGTATCTTCTTTGCGCTGCAATTCAATTTCAGGGGCAAACGCAAAAGGGACTAACTTCCACGGCTCGCCTTTTTCTATCGGCTCAACCAAAAAAACAAGGCCGGTTAAATCGGTAGTGCTGGATAAGTCTAACCCGGCAACGGCTCTACGCCCGCGTAAGTCACGCCAGTCAAAGTCTTGCCGCGCACCGCGCCAAACCTCTCCACTTATCCATGGGCTTTCTGCGTCTGTCCACTGACAAAAATTCAACCGCCGAACAATAGCCTCTTTAGACGGCATACCTTTTGCCTCGACTACTTGCTCGCGTATATATTTAATCCCCGGTAAATCTGCATCTTGTAGGCTAGGGTTTGCTTTAGCCCAGCAAGATTCATCATTAAAAGGGTCGTCTCCTTCATCTAATCCGCAGATAAAAGGAAAAAAAGCTTCGTCTACCACTTCACCGGCGGCTACTTTGGCCCCGTATTCGTGGTAACCCCAGCATGGCCCCATGCGATCATGGCCCGCATTAGTGATCATAAAAATCAAAGCTTGACGGCGCGATTTAGTCCCCGCGCGCATCATCTCTATTACTGTATTAGTTTTATGCTCGTGCAATTCATCGATTAAACCTATATGCGGCCTCGGGCCTGACTGCCCGTCATCACTGCTTATCGGCCTAAAAAAAGATCCTTGAGCCATATAGGCCAGGTTCCAGCACCGTTCACCCGTGCCTGATTTCTGTAACCGGGTAGATAGCTCCGGCGATTGGTCGACCATTGCAACGGCGTCACGGAAAAGGATCATTGCCTGATCTTTTTTCGTGGCGGCGCTGTAAATTTCTGCGCGTGGCTCATTGTCGGCCACCAGCCCCTTCATGCCGATACCGGCGGCCAGGGGTGACTTGCCGGAACCCTTCGCGGTTTCGACGTAGGCCACGCGGAAGCGCCGGTAGCCGTCCGCCCCCTGCCAGCCGAACAGGGAGCCGACGACGAACTTCTGCCACGGCAGCAGCTCGAAGGGCTTGCCCTCGAATTCGCCGCCGTTGAGCTTCAGCACATCGGCATAAAAGCCCTGCGCCTTCTCCGATTCCGCAACATCCCACACCAGCCCGCGCTTGTGCCCGTCCTCAATGTCCCGCAGGTGCCGGGCGCACTGGCCGCGCACTTGCGGGCCAGCCACGCGCTTGCCCGAAACAACCTCGAGCGCGTACTGCGTAGCCGCGTCAGAAATAGCGGGCGGCGCGGTCTTCTTGCTTCTGGTCATCAGGTGTCGCGGTGACGCGGGAACGCGCCGAAGGGGTCATGCCGAACTCGGCGGCATAGCGCACCACGTCGGCCTTGGCCTTGTTTGCGATCCCGACGAGCGGGTTTTGTATGGCATTGCCGCTGACGGTTTTAATCATCAGCGCGGCGTTCAATTCATCTTTAGCGGCCATGCGGTTGATAGCCCGCTCTGCCTGCGCCCAGCGCCCGTATGCGGCGCAATAGGCGGCAAGCGCGGCCCGGTCTAGCTCAGTCATCAGGCCAGCGGCATAAAGCGCGCTGCACACACGGCCCCACTCCACCTTTGCGTCATCGCACAGGAAGGCGGGTGGCGTTGGCTCGGACAGGGCGACAACGGCTTCGGCCTTGTTGACGGCGCGTTTGCCTCTGTTGCCATCAATCAGTCGGAGTGCTGTTGGTTTTGGCTTTCTTCCTACGGTCATTATTTATCCTGTGCTTCCATTCGATCAACAGCGAACTGCCTTTCGACAGATTGCAGGGAGCACACGCAGGAAGGATATTTCCGATTGAGTCTGTCCCACCTCTTGCTATTGGCACGACATGATCGCGATGCTCAGTTTTATTTTTTCCACAATAAGCACACAAGCCGTCATGCCGCGCAACTAAACGGAGCCAATCTTTATTTTCATGAGTTGGCCCAGCAGCGCCGCGTCTTAAATACCGGCGAACCTTGTTTCTTGCGCGTACCCTTACCAGCCTTCGTTCATGACTGCACTCTGTGCATGTTGAGTGCCTGCCGCTGGTAGTGAATGGCTTCCCGCAGTCAACACAGGTTTTTTCTTTTGTCCTGACTTGTACCGTGTGGGCTGCGCCGCATTCACGCGAACAAAATACGGTGATCGGCAGCAGAGGATTAAACAGTGTTCCGCAGCCTTGGCATGCCTTGCTTGGCTCCGTTGCCTTACGCTTTGCATACTCAAAATTATTCCGACACTTTATCGAACATGCTTTTGCATGAGGTTGTTTATTTGGCGGGGTAAAACTATTCCCGCAGCTTATGCACGCCCTTGGTGCAGGCCCGTCCGTGTGCCCGTGCTTTTTAAACCGCTTCCAATGCTTTAGGCAAAACCCAATTCCAAAATGCTTTAGGTCGCACCCTGCCACAGAGCAGCAGTTTTTAATTGGCGCATCCGTTGACCCTGTGGCCTTAAGCCTTTCAAGGTGCAGCCTGCATAACCCGTGGACTTTATATTTCCCGTCGCAACTTAAAACGCCGCATGAGTTAATTGGTTTTTGCATGCCTCCATTATAAAATAATGTGGCGCTTTAACCAAGTTAAATGCGGTTGGTATCTATTTTATTCCTGAACCGCCAGCGTGCTATCAGCCTCGACTTCAGCGAACGTCGCTCCTGTGGCTGCGTGCGTGGCCTGCTTGCCGGTGAACTCCTGCCAGCGGCTGACGATGACGGGGTGCGTTTTCATGTGTTCCTCGGGGCTTTGACCCCCTGTTTCAATTTCGCGGGTGTGTGAATCGAGGGTACCGGCCGGTTTCCAGCCCCCAACCCCTAGACTTTTGACCCGCCCCTACCATACTACCCTCCCATCCTGATCAAACTTTGCCCGCTCACGGTATCCTAAGTCCTTACTTGTCTTGTCCTTATGGCAAGGCTCACATAACCCTTGTCTGTTATCTGATGTATCTGTACCGCCATTAACTAGGGCCACTATGTGGTCTAACTGAGTAGCTAGGCTTATACGTCCTTTGGCTTTGCACATCACGCATAAGGGATATAACCTAAAGTGATCAGCCCTTATCTTTTGTAAGCGTCTGCCTCTTATCCTGTCCATGTATATACTTAGACCTAGCCAGCCAAGCAAGGCAAGAGGGAGGGGCTCGCTCATGCAAGGCGGCTAGGATACTTTGGGATTATTTTGGGTGCACGATCCCCGTTAGCGGGGAGATATGCAGTCGGTACAGGTCAACCAGTCAGTAGCTGCATAGAGTCGGCAAGTAGTCGGGTGCGAGAATTTGAGCAAATTCTGCGGGCCACGCTCCAATTATAGACACATTGTCAAGCTCAACGCAAGTATTGTTTATATCTTTTTACAACTATTTATTAATTAATCACACTTAACCTCTTACGCATCCCACGCTTAGCCTGGTATACGCAATCATCTAGCCACCCTGCGATTACCTGCCCTTTATTACCATGCGGGCACCGGGTCTTACCCGTCCCACTACAATACCCACAAGGCTGGGCGCTCTGCCTATTAGTATTAGGGATAAGCTTGTACTGTGTACCTTTACAAACAGGGCAGGTCTGATCTAACCACCAAAGTAGGACATCAATAGCCTTTTCTGGTGCGTCCCAATCCCTAGCCGCCTGTACTACAACAGCCTTAGCCTGAGGTAATGACCTTAGCCTTGATATGCTTAATCTTTTAGCCGCCGCTGACGCGTGCTTACGCTGGCTTATCCTTAGGTCAAACTCATTTTGTAAGCGCATTAAAGTAGTGCCTGCTGCAGGTCGACTCCAACCCGCTGCAATCACCACCTCAAGGGATCCTGTGTAATGCTCCCTTAACCTTAATTTAGAGGCACTGCTAGCCCTGACGTAACGCTCATGTATGGTTGGTTTATCAGTCATGCCGACCCTCCAAAATTAACCGTCCCAACATCCAAATCCCAATCCTTACTAAACCCTTTAGGCTTTGCCGTCATACGCAACCTAACAGACGGCTCAAGTGTTATCTCCACGGTATGCCGACCTAAATCAAGCTCTTTATTAAATCGATCCGTGAGCATGTGCTCATACTGTTTGCAGAGCGTGGCGATATTTTCAGCAAGTGCATCAGATAGGTTTTTATCGACCTTACTAAGCAAGACTTTTTTTACGTCCATAATCGCCCCTCCTCGATCAACTGTTGT